TAAAAACTTCGGAAACAGCATATCGTACACAGGCTAATCAGGCTAGACAAGAGGTTGAGTCTTTAAAGAGTGCTCAGGCAGAAAGAAATAAGAGTTTATCACAGTTAAGGTCCCAGGCATCTGAAATAGGTAAACTTGTTAAGTCGGAGGAGTACGTTAAGCAAAAGGAAGTCGAGAGAGTAGCTACTCTTAGAAGAATAAATGCCGAACTGAAAACTCAGAGAGACCTTCTTTTAGAGGCTCAGAATAAAGCAGAAAGTCAGTTGGCTGCCGACATGGAGAGAACTGGCAAGCGTACTGGTAAGACATCCCGTCATGATAAGGCAATCGAAACTGCGGAGAAAAATGCACAACGGCAGGAAGACGCCAGATTAAAGGTACGTGAGCGGGTTCTTTTAGAGGAGCAAAAGATTCGTAGAGCTTTGGCTGCAGAAGAAGAGAAAGCAAACACGGCTAATACAAGGGCTCAGATAAAGAGTCTGAATAAAGAAATGTCAGCGGTTAAACAGTCTGCCGCTCAGTATTACTACAAGCTGAGAGCTATCAAGATGTTGGGCTTTGTATTTAATCAAGCATATTCAGCCGTAGACAAGTTTGGCAAGAAGTCTTTAGAAGTAGCAAGAAAATCTTTATCAGCTTACACAAAATTGATTCCTGGCGTAAATGCTCTACGCAAAGCATTATCTGGTGCAAACTCTGAACAGAAGAAATTAAGTAGAGAGACCAATAAATCTACTAAAGCCAATAGTGGATTAAATATGTCGTTTAAGCAGTTGCTAAAGAGTATCTTGGCATATGGACTCGGTATCAGGTCAGTTTATGTATTATTTAATAGACTGAGAAAAGCGGTAACAGATGGTTTAGGCTCTATGGCTAAACAGATTTCATCTGTAAATGCTCAGATGTCTTCCGTAGTTACATCTATGAATCAGATGAAAGCCTCAGTTACTGCCGCTATTCAGCCAATACTTTCTGCTTTAGCACCTGCACTTGAAAGAGTAGCGGCTGCGGTTGCTGAGATAGCGTATCAGGTAGCCTCATTTATTGCCGCACTTACAGGTCAGTCAGTAGTGTATAAAGCTGCCAGAGTATGGACAGATTATGCCGCTTCACTTGATAAGACCGGTAAATCAGCTAAGAAGGCTAAGAAAGAGCTTGCTGGTTTTGATGAGTTAAACGTGCTTCACACAGATGATAAGAGTGGTGGAGATGATTTTGGTGGAATGAACTGGGATCCAGTTGCTCCATCAAAGAAAGCTCAGGAATTAGCTGAGAAAATCAAGGATATTTTCAAAAAACTCTTCGCTCCTATCAAAGCGGCATGGGATAAGATTGGCAGATATGTAGTATTGTCATGGAAATATGCTATTGATAAGATAAAGGCTCTTGGCGAGTCTATGGCAAGAGATTTCTGGAGAGTTTGGGAAGAAGAAGATACTCAGGCAATCTTTGAAGATGTATTCCGTATATTTGGTGATATAGGAAGAATAATCGGTAATCTTGCTAAGAATTTCAAGACCGCTTGGGATGAAGCAGAGAATGGTTATAGGATATTAGCATCTATCAGAGATGTTATAGGTATAATAGTGCATGGCATTAGTGAATGTACATTCTATACAATTAAGTGGGCAGATGAATTAACATTTATTCCACTTCTTACTGCACTTGCCGACAATATGCAACAGAAACTTGTACCTGCAGTACAGAAGGTTGTAGACCTGTTTGTATATCTGTATGAAAACATACTCTCTAAGATTATTAAGGATTTCATTGAGAAAGGACTTCCTCAGGCAATAAATATTGCTGGTAATCTTGTTACTGCAATAGGCAATATTGCTGAAAATCTGAAAAATGCTTTATCTGATGGAAATAAGGGAGTAGCTATTATAGAAAACGCCGAGTCTCTCCTACAGATAATTGCCGATAAGATTGAATATTGTAGTGAAAAAACTGCTGAATGGGCTAGCAATATCAACTTTACCCCGCTATTAGAATCTGCTAATAATTTCTTAGTGGAGGCTAAACCGCTTGTAGACGCCATATCAACTGCACTTTCAGACTTGTGGAATAACACACTTCTTCCATTCTGGCAGTATCTGATAGAAGAAGGATTCCCTAAACTTCTTGATGCACTTGCTGAGATTACAGGTGGTGATTGGAGCACATTTACTGAAAATGCAAAGGCACTTACAGAAGCCCTTGAACCATTCTTTGAACTGGCTTGGGAAACTCTTGTTCAGATACTTAAAGACTTGGGACTTGCTCTTAAAGATTTCCTCAATTCTGATGAATTAGGAGATATGATTGATAACTTTAAAAATTGGACAGAGAATGCGGATCCAGAAGAGTTGGCTACTAAGATAGAACATCTGGCAGAAGCGTTTATAGGATTAAAGGCTGCCTTAGCTTTAATCTCAAAAGTCATTCTTCCTGTCACATCAGGATTCATGACAATAGGAAACGTATTTGTTCAGAATAACATGAATGCCAAGATTGCTGAAATAGCATCTGGCATAGCTAAATTAAATGGAGAAAGTGAAGTAGCCGCTAGCAGTGGTATTTCATCACTTGTCAATAAATTTACAGGACTTATTCAGAATCTTGACTTAGTAAATCCTAAATTGTTATCGACCACAATGAATATTGGTGGAATACTTGCAATAGTTACAGGAAGTATTACTGCGATAGCTAATTTCTCAGAAATGATGGTAAATGGATTTAGTGCAGGCAATGAAGCCGCTATGCTACTTGGTATAGCAATAGCCGCTGTCGGAGCCGTTCTTCTTGGAGCACCTGCTCTTGTAGCTGGAGTAGTAGCGGCAATAGTTGCAGTAGTTGCCAACTTTGTAATAGCAATTCAGACAATGCCAGAAGAGTTTGCCAATAAGGTAAATCAGATTGGTGACTTTATAGGCAGTATACCTGATAGAATAGAAGCCTTCTTTACTACATTACTTGGAAAAGTCAAGGACTTTGGTCATAACCTTGGTGTAAAAATCGGAGAGTTTATAGCAACCGCTCCTCAGAAACTCAACGAGTGGAAAAACAATCTACTCACATTCATTAGTAAAGTTGATTGGTCAGAGTTAGGTATAAATATTCTTAAAGGCATATTGTATATATTCCTATTACCTTATAGACTAATTGCATTTATAGTCGAAGCAATAGGTAATTTTGTAAAATCATTTATTGACGGACTTAAAGAAGGATTTGATATGAACTCACCTTCAAAGAAGATGGAGCCATACGGTGTAATGATTCTTAAAGGAATTTTACAGGGTATTATATCAGTTATTACATCCATCGGTTCTTGGATAGTAAATAATGTAGTTACTCCTATTGTAAATGGTATTAAATCCGCATTTAACGCAGTTACTGGTACAATAAAGTCTGTTGGTTCTAATCTGATAAATGGATTATTACATGGCATTGTAAGTATGATTGCTAATGTGATTTCAAGAATTGCCAACTTTGTTTATCAGATAAAGAGTGCATTTAGTTCAGGTCTTTCTGCATCATCATTAGTAAGTGTCGGTTACAATCTACTTGTAGGATTGATAAATGGAATTATTGATGGATTTAACAGAGCATATCAGAGAATAAGGGAAGGTTGCAGTAATATTGTTAATATTGCTAAGAGTATATTCCAGATTGGTTCACCATCTAAGGTATTTGAGCAGATAGGTAAATATGATATGGAAGGTCTTACAAACGGTATAGATAAAGGGGCATCAGATGCAAAAGACGCTATGGAAGACGCCGTAAACGATATTATACCAGATGTTAATACATCAGATAGTTTTGCTAATAACTTCTTAGACACCCTCACTACAATGAAGCAGGATGCAATCAGTATTATCAATTCAATGGTAGATGAGATGTCTACATCAATGGGTAATCTTGATTCTTTATTCTCACCAGGTAATTGGGGAATTGCTTCTCAGTTAGGTAAGTTGAGTACAATATCTATTCCTAATATTGCTCAAGGCAAAACTCTTCCATCTACCGCCCAGTTCTCACAGGCAACAAGTGGAGAAGAGTTTGATTATAGCAGACTGGCTAATGTTCTATCATCAGCCATCGTTGATGCAATGGGAGCATCAAGTTATAATAATACTAATAGCGGAGATACTATTATCAGCATTGATGGCAGAGAGATATTTAGGGCAGTTAGAAAGCAGAATGACATTTACAGAAAGTCAACTGGCAAGACTGCATTTTAAGAGGTAAATTATGGCATATGAAGGTTACTTGATAAAAATAGGATATAACGATAAATTCTATAACAATTATATTGTATTTGATACATATAAGGTATCTAAAAAGATTATCGACCTAGATAGTTATAGAGATGCAAATGGTGTACTGCATAGACAGGCACTGGAACATGTTTCATATACAGTTGAATTTGAATTAAGGCCTCTTATGGAAGATGTTCATGCCGAAATAATGGAGGCAATAGAGAGCACATTTACTATTCCTGAAGAGCGTAAACTATCAGTAACCTTCTGGTTGCCAGAAGAGCATACATATGTAACCGCAGATTGTTATATGCCTGACCCTGAGATTACAGTAAAAGCAGAATATAATGGCACAAATTTAAGATATGATAAAACAACCATTAAATTTATAGGATATTGATTATGCTGAATGTCGATAACAAAGTAAAAACTGAATTTTTAAGGGATTCCTCTGCTAAGGAATTGATAGTTGAGTCAGGAATTCCGTCTGAAGGAAGAAACTTTTTTAGTGGTATTTCTGGCTATGGAATTGGTTTGACGATTGACCCTCCATCATATGGCCATGTAATCACACTACTTGATAAGGATGGAAATCAAACAGCAAACTTTTCAGATTGTGCAGATATGGAAAACATGAGAAATTTTGATTATGTTTGTGTACAGTTCATTGCACATCTAACTGGATTTAGCGGTGATGAAAGTGAAGTAACATTTTCCTTTTCTCTACCAGTTGAAGGCCAAGGTTATAACATAAATACAAAGCAAACTGTTAGCATTTCAGAACTGACTTCCTCATATGTTCAGATAACTTTACCAATTTCAACATCAGGATTAGGATATAGCGCCACTGATTTAGATTTATATAAGAGTAATAGCTCAAATACTTTTAGTGGTACATTAAGTTTATCTAGTATTATGTTGTCATTCTCTAATGACATATCAGTATTTCCTAATACATATGTACCATACTATGAAGATACTGATGAATACTTTAAGGTTACAAACGATAATCTTGTTTCTGAGTCATTCTCACTTAATGAGAGCCTTTGTTCTGAGCAAAATATTAAA